CGAGTGGCCTGTAAAAATAATTTCTTTGTTAGGATCAAGATGCTTTTGTATCTCTTTCCATACAGACCTGTGTGCCATCATAAATCCACCATGAACCCAACGCCCTTTATATCTCCAAGGGAATGCGGTCATGTTAAAGATCCAATCTCTTGCTTGTTGAGTCCCGCGAAAGATGACATATTGCTCATTAGTCGCATTTACAAAATAACAAGTCGTAGATGTGCCTCTAGACTCAATCTTGATTGCGCCTTCAATCTCTTCTTCATAAGCAAGTAATGCGTACTTACACGCCTTCTGTATCAGTCTTTTGTTCACAAGTAATCTCTATCATATTAGGGGCTACGGATTTTGCTACGGCTTCTTTGTTTGCATTTCTCTGTGCTTCAGAAAGCTCACAATATTTAGTTACTGCATCTCCTACAATATCCAGAGATGAGCATGAGAATAAAAAAGCCAAAGGTATTAGTGCTAAAAGTTTCATAATCCACCTGCATAGTTAGTTAACAAAGCTACCAGTCCTACAATAAATATCCAGAAAAGTCTTTCGCCAAATCTGTTATCAGTTTTAAAAGCCATCTCTTGCAATTTATCATCCATTGCATTGACTTTCTTTTCGATAGACGACTGCCTGTTAAAAACAGTAACTAACCTTTCTTCAACTCTAGCCAAAGAAACAATGGCTTCTTGAAGGTCATCTATCTTATGCTCAACACGCCTCAATCTTTCTTCACTCATATTTTCACATCTGGCTCTGCATACTGCTTTGGTATTTCGTAGGTACAAGTAATGTGCCTACCCCCGTCTTTCTTAAATGCAATCATACTCATCGTATGATCCGAACCATATCCTTGACCTGAGTGCCAGGAATCAGGTGGAGCTAATGTACCAAACTTCTGCACTGTAACTCCCTCAAACTCTTGGACTGACGCATGATGAAAGTGTCCTACAAACCAAAGTCTGTGCGTACTTTCGCCCCATGCTGCGGGCATATCTCTTGGCATAATCTGCGCTAACTTAGCTGCTTTTACTTTATCTCCGTGGTGTATTCCAAACAACCACTTACCCCACTGGAGGTAATGAAAAAAACCTTTTGACTTCAATATGTTAACTCTTTTTTCTTTAGAGTAATAGAACTCTAGAATTAACTGTACCGCAAGAGCAGTGTCTGAGTCGTGGTTTCCTCTAGCTATTGCGACTTGTATTGTGTCGCACTTAGTTAGCATCCTATCTATTGCAAATATCATTGTTTGTGCAGCAACACGCATTACCTTTTCAAAACGTGTATCTACATCAACCAGTGTGCCTTTTGTCGTAAAAGGCGACGAACCATCTGAGTGTGTAAAGTCACCGACTTGTACAAGCATCCCTGTTCTACACTCAGGGGATCGTTCTACTAACTCATTAATTGCTTCTTTAATTTCTCTTGAAGCAATGCTTGTATCAAAATCTCTGTCGCGTGTTTCTTCACTGTCTGCTCTCATTCCTAAGTGAGCATCACCAATTATAATAGTAGAAAGCAATTCGTCTTTACGTCTAGAAGTTTTTGGCTTGCTTTTAATAGGCTTAACGCCTTCGCATAACTCCTGAACAAATGCTCTAAATGCCTTGTCTTTTTTTATCTGGTCTGCTTTTGTTTTAATCCAGACCGTATTGCCTTCGTCATCTTTTGTAAGTGTAGACTTACCAATTAAACTATGACCTTCGTCAACAAACCTTGACCCGTCAAAATATAATGTAAATCCTTTTGCTGCTGCTCTAATTCTTACATTATGAAGAACTGTTCTAAAGGTACTATCACCGCAACCTATTGATTTTGCTGCTTCTACTGCACTTTGATTGTGATTGTACCAGGCTTGTATAATTTCTCTTTGCCGATCTGTCGAGCAATAATCTAATAAACTCATAAAATCCCCTTAGCTTATTTTTGTAACAACAAATCCAATCATTAACGCAATTGCACCGACTCCTACGGCTGTTATAATTAATAAAAAAGTTAAGTCAGCTATTCTTTTTTTTCTTTTTGCTGCTGCCTTTGCTGCTTGTAATCTTCTTGATCTTTCTAGCTGCCTAACTCTCATCATCTGTGAATACAAAGCAGTCTTACCTTTATCTTGAAACATTCTCTTTAGTTGTGCCTCTAGCTTCTTAGTTCGTTCTTCTGCCAATACTGCTTGTAACGCATACGATTCGACAGAATCTTTTGCGAACATCTTGTTTGCAGCAGATGTGTTTTCTGACTGTGCTTTAGCTTCAGTAACTTGATCTTTTGCATCATAGAAAGCTGCAATAGTTCCTTGCATCTCGTGTATTTCTTTGCTTTTGTCAACTCCATACTTTATGAGCTTGAAAGCTTTTTCTGCTGCTGCAACAGCTAATGAGATTTCTATCATTCATCAAACCACCCTAACTTTAAAGTTACCTGCACCGACTGTAGTAATTCTAACTTTGTTGGTAGCAGGGGCATCCCAGTTATAGTCTGTTCCAAGAACAACGCCTTGATTTAATACATTTGCGTCATAGTTCAAAGCAGTACCAGAATATGTCGGTACTGTTGAACCAGAGGCAATATATAAAATAGCTGCAAAGTCTAAGTCATTACCAAGCGCAATTTGATTAGCGTCACTTAAAGCATTAAGCGTTGTGCTAGTCATTTTGTTTACAGCAACAGCCATTGATTCTCTTAAAGCAGAGACTTCTGTGTTTGTAGTCGCGTTAGTCCAAGTTTCTGAACCGAATGTTGCGTTAGAGTTATATTGATAAGTTCCTGAATTATTCTTAACAATGCTTCTTGCTGCACCAGTAGCATCTTGAACTTTCCAAGTGGTCTTGTTATCCGTAGACACAGCGTAAAAAACGCCACCGCTACCGACAGCATCTGTTGCTGTGGTTGAATTTAAATCAGTCCAGTAAGTTGTATCTATGTTACTGCTAATACAAGGCTGATAACCTGTTGGTATGTTAGAAACAAAAGAACTATATTGAAATGCTCTATTTTGAGATGTTCCTACAATATACATTTGTGTTCCGTTATTGCCAAAACACAAACCTGCTAAAGATGATTCTTGCGATTGAACTGAAAAATATCTTACATAAGTTGCACCTACAATTACGTTAGGAGCAGTCAAGTGATATTCATAAATCCTGTCATAGCTACTTCCTGCCATAAGTAAAGTTAAACCGTCTTCACTTAATGAAACAGCTTCAGGATAAGCATCCACAGATGCGAACGAAAGTCTTTGGTCATCACCTGCAAAACTTGCAGTAGAAAGATCAAATGGTGTAGTTAAATTATATTTATCCGCATCGGAATCTGTATGTCCAACACTTATTAATACAGTTCCGTCATTGGAAAAACAAAATCCTTTTGGAAGTGCTTGTTGACTACCAACTGCTAAATTTTTACTAGCATAACTTGCAGTTGATAAGTCAAAACCAGTGGTTAAGGTATATTGAAAAATTTTGTCGTAGTTTATACTAAGCGCGTACATACTTGTTCCGTCAGTATTAAAAGCTATATCTTCTAAGTTTGCTACGATTTGACTGCTAGTATTATAGTTTCTGACGTATGTAAAACTTGTGACATCAAAAGGAGTAGAAAGAGTGTATTCAAGCACCAACATATTACTGCCACCCGCTATAAACATTTTTGTGCCATCGGGGCTTATTGCTACTCCTTTCAAACTTGTAGTTCCACCATTGAGTCCAAAATTACTATAAGTTGAATTACTTATATTAAATCCTGCTATATACGCGCTAGTCTTTAACACATCATTAGTTGCGTCATATATCACTGAATTTAAAGCCCAAGATCCAGAAGATGCTGTAGCGTATGAACTTGGTGCTATGACTTGTGAAAAAGTTCCGCTTGTTGCTGTTAAAAGAAATTCACCATCATTTACAATAATAGTTTTACCAACATCTCCAGAAGCAAATGAGCCTGTACCAAGCTTGATGGTTTTAGCAATATCGTATTCGTATATAGCATCTCCAGTGCCACCTGAAACAAACATTTTAAATCCGTCTGCGCTAAATTGAACTCCTGTGGGAACTGAATCTGTTACACCAAAGCTATCTACAAAACTTGCTGTAGATACATCAAATCCTGTGGATAGAGTGTATTCAAAAATTGCATCATTTGCTGCTCCTACAATAAACATTTTTGTACCGTCAGTGTTAAAACAAATTCCCAGTGGGGTTGTATCTTGTGGTGTTATAGAAAAACTTTGAGAGTATGAAGCAGTAGATATATTGAACCCAGTTGTCAAAGCGTATTCAAATACATTATCGTTTATAATGCCACAAACAAACATTTTTGTGCCGTCTGTGTTAAATGCTAAGGCAGTTGGAGCAGCGTCTTGTGAAGATACAGAAAAACTTCTCGTGTAAGAAGCTGTTGAAATATCAAACCCAGTTGTTAAGGTGTATTCATATATAGCATCGGTTGAATTCCCTGCTATAAACATTTTTGTACCATCGGCACTAAAAGCTAAACCAAATATCTGTGAATCTTGCGATGCTACAGAAAAACTAACATTATCATAACTAGCTGTAGATACATCAAATCCTGTGGATAACGTATATTGATACACAGTATTGTTATCTGTGCCTATAATAAACATTTTTGTACCGTCAGCGTTAAAAAATAAATCTCTTACACCTCCATCTTGAGATGCAACACTAAAGCTATCAACAAAAGATGCTGCTGATACATCAAACCCAACAAAACTTAAACTGGTCGATGGAGCAGAGTTTTCTAATGTATAACTACCTGCCGAAGCATCCCAGTTGTTATTAGTTGCACCTGTCTGAGATATTTCTTTAATAACAGAAACATTAGGTACAAGCACACCACTGCTTAAAGTAATGTCTGCTGTTTCACCTGCTGCAAAAGTCTTAGTCAAAGATCCGTTAGTAACAGATACATTTTCAACAGCGGTCGTTAAAGTATTAAGCTGTGTTTGAACGTTAGACGTTACACCGTCTACATAGTTTAACTCCGTTGCATCAACTGTTAAGTCAGAGATTTGGCTGACTGTAATACTCGTGGCAACAGGAGCAACATCTACCCAAGCAGCGCCTGTGTAGACTTTCATCTTGTCGTTAGTAGTGTTGAAGTAAATCGCACCTGTTAGCAGTGCGTTACCGTCATTGTCCACAGTAGGATCGGATGATTTATCACCCAGATAGCGGTCATCAAAGTTATCATAAGTTGTTGCAGCTGCTGCTGCGCTGCTTGCACTAGCAGTCGCACTTGTTGCTGCATTTGATTCACTGGTCGAGGCTGCTGACGCACTGCTCGCACTAGCGGTTGCGCTGTTGGCTGCTGCTGTAGCTGAGGTAGCTGCTGAAGTGGCTGAACCTAATATACCGTCTACATAAGCTTTTGTGGTTGAATCTGCCGAATCAGTGGGCGTTGCAAGACCAGTGATCTTGTTGTTGCCCATCGCAATAGCACCAGACATTGTACCGCCTGATGTTGGAAGACCACCGCCAACTTGAGTGTCAACATAAGCTTTTGTGGTCAAATCTTGTGCAGCAGTTGGATCACCCGCTCCAGTAATCTTGTTAGTACCCATTGCTATCGCGCCACTCATAGTACCACCCGCAAGAGGTAGCTTTAATGCGATAGAGTTAGTTACTGTTGTGTGAAAGGCTGCGTCATCATCTAATGCTGCAGCAAGCTCATTGAGTGTGTCTAATGCAGCAGGAGCGCCATCAATAAGGTTTGTGATTAACTGATCTGCATAGGCCTTGGTCACAGCGTCAGTGGCAGCAACTGGCGTACCAATATCTGTTAGTCGTGCAGTGTTAAAGTCTACCGTACCTGTTAACGCAAGATTATGTAAATTGGTAGTACCAGATGTCGCCGTAACATTGCCCGTAAGATTTCCTGTGACATTTCCCGTGACATTACCCTGGAGATTACCTGTTACGTTACCTGTTACTGCACCTGTTAAGTCACCTGCAAAGCCTGTAGTAGCCGTTACGGTAGTTCCTGTAATGGCTAAAGCAGAGCTACCACCTATAACCATACCGTTAACTGTACCGCCTGTGAGGACGGCATTACTAGAGTTTAACGTACCGTTAGCGGTGAGTGTGCCTGTGACAGTTCCAGTAGCAGTAGTAATAGAGCTAGGATTAGTTCCTAGTTCTACAATCTGAGTAGAATTATTCTCTGTAAAGATCCGCTTGTCAGTTACGTTAACCGCTAACTCGCCTTTAACCAAGTCACTCGTACTTGGTACGGCTGATGCGGTAGAGCTATTCTTGGTAATAATTACTGTCATGATTTATCTCACCACTTAGTTTTATGACTCCAATAACGAGCCGATAACTTTGAAGGGGATGCGTCTTGTGCGTTATGCCTAGCGTAGTAAGATTTCTTTCTAGCTTTATCTTTGGCAGTCTTGGGATTGCTCCCTGCGCCTTTAACGCCCTGTTGTCCAAATCGGATAGTCTTAATTTGGTCACCTTGTTTAGCCACAACAACATGACTCTTGGTGGGATGACCAGGAGTACGCTTTGGTTTGTTAAAACCAGAAACGCCAATCTTTTTTAATCGGGGGTCTTTCATAAAGAATAAGGGGGCAGATTACTCTACCCCCCTCCTCTATTAACCATTTACAGCCATTATGAAACCGCTATCAGGACGATAAGTCTTAACACCGTATAATGTGTCAGCAGTATAAAGAGTACCTAAGAACTCTTGCTTATACTGAGTCTGTGAACGTATGCCTAGCTGCTCTGCCAAGATCATTGTATCGTTGTGAACTAGCATAGCTGCTCGGATTTGACCACCTGCTGAGTTTTGTGCAGCAGTCTCAGTGATCGGGCAGTTAGTAGAAATGAATACATCGATGCCGTATAGGTTACCGATCTTTCCATTTTGTACAGGCTCACCGCTTACAAAGTCAGAAGAGACATATCGGTCAACGCCCATGATTGCGTTACGCAATGCAGGAGGTATTACGAATGCACGATTATCCATAGGAACATCAGCATCATCTTGCTTCTGAATAAGGTCACGGAAACACGCATCTGTAAATACGTCTGCTGTCGTGACTGTGTCGTCGGCGTATGCGGTTAGGCCAGTTGACGCATCACAGAAAAATGCAGCAGCAGTATTAGTCCAAGCAGTACCGTTACCAGTACCGAAAGACTTACCAAGATCCATGAGGTCTGTATCGACCTGACGGGATAGGGCATAGCCTGCGTCTGAAGTGTAGAAGTTACGAAGACTTGAAAGAGCTTGTGTCTCAGTAATGTCCTCAATAATGCGTGAGTATTCGTAGTGCTTGTCTATTGCAACTTGCACTTCGCCCTCAGTAGCATTCTGAATTGTTACCGCAGTAGCAGAAGCCTTAACGTGAGCATCTCCACGAACGGGAGCAGGAATGTGAAAAATATCGCCTTTCTTTCCTGTTACGCTCATCTTCTTAACAATGTTTGCGAGAATTAAATTCTTCTCATATGCCGCACGAATTTCGTCCGACCAAATTTCTGGAATAAATGTAGCGGCACTGGTATTAGTTACCGCACCGCCCATATTGGGATAGGTTGAATCAGTCATGTCTTAGATCTCCAAAAGGTTATCTAACCCTTTTTTCAGCATAGGCACGTTGGATTTCTCCTTCCATAGCCATATACCTTTTAGGGTCAGTTTTCATTAGCTCAATAATGTCTGCCCTTCTATAGATCTTTTTGCGAGATGTCTCTGAACTACCGTTAGCACTACCAGTTGACGCAGCATTAAGAGTTTGCTTACGATCTTTGCGTTCAGTCTCTACGGCCCTTGTTACTGTTTCTTGAGTTGATTTCCAATTGTTAAACAACTCATCCGCAGCATTGTAGTCGTATCCACTGTTTGCTCGATTGTACAACTCTTTACGAATTTCACTGCCTACAACCCATTTTTGAAACTCTGGGTTGACAGCAATTTCTTTCATGTCAGGATGCTTCTGCTGTAAAGCGGTCAGCGTCTGACTCTGTTGCATTTGCTTCCCCAACTCCTCTAACTGCTTGATAGTAGGATGGTTGGCAATCTTCTGTTCTACGGCCTTGTCAGGCTCTGCAAAGAAATCTATTTCTTCGGCTTTTTCCTGTTCCTTGACTTCGCTTTGCTTGAGAATGAAATCATCAACAATCTTTCGTAGTTGACCCACTTCCTCACCTTGGCTGCCCATTCTAGACTCAGCCTCTTGGTGCATCTTTACCAGTTCTGCGGGAGTTTTACCTTGGTATTGCTCTGGCAGTTCTGGTTGTGGTTCTTCTACATTAGCTACCTCTTCCGAGACTAATTCACTTGTTTCTTTATCATCTACCTCTTTTAAAGGTTCATCAATAATTTGCGCCACTATTAAACTCCTATGGAAACAAGACCAACATATAAGCTACCCCACAAGGGACTTACGAATCGGCTACCTTGCGTTCATGTTTTATCTTCTTCTGTCTATCTTTAGCCCACTTCATAGTCGCTCCAGGAAAGTGACCAGAAATAGGATCAAGTGCAATCTTGACAGGTGAGATAATCGTACTACTCATCTTTCCGCACGTTGGACAAGGACGCTCTCTAACTTCATCAAGCTTTACAAAAGCCTCATGTATATGCCCATCAGCACATTTAAAGTTAAACAGTAACACTGCTACCCTCCTTGCGGATATGATCTATCGTAGATTCTAAGTTGAGAATTAAAGATAAGATGTTTAACTGACCTTTACGGAACATTAAGTCATCATTATCTTTTGTGGCCTCAACGGAATTTATATTAACTGCATTAGCTCTAAGCTCATCTAGCAGTCCTTTCCATCCTTCGGTCATAAACATATCGGCCAAAGAATCGTAATACTTTTCTGTTTCTTGATCCATTAAGACAATGCCTTAGCAGTTTCAAGATTTAATTTCTTTTCTTTCAATACAGTATCTGCCACTTTGAGTCTTCTTTCAAACTCTTTATCATCCTCAGTACCTACCTGTAGGTTAGTGGATACTGCTTTAATTCTGTCATTCTCAAGCTCTACAGGAATAGCTTTAGTCTCTGCTGCTATCTTACCTGCTCTTGCTTGAGACTCCGCAGCCTGTCCGTTAAGCGCATTTGTTTGCGACTGTTGGAACTGGAACTGCGTTTGCTGCGCTAGTTGCGCTGCTTCTTGAGCTTCTGGGCTAGGCTGCCCTGCTTGCTCTAGCGTGGCTATTAGCTCTTCTCTGTTGCTTAGATTCATATTATCTATAATAGATTGAATCAAAGAAGGATACATTGGTGAGTCAGCAGGCATGGTTTGTAATAACTGTACTAGC